CATTCGAATCATCCGATCATGAAATGATTCCCAAACATCACCGGGGTTTTCGTGTTTGATTGTTTCAATTTTGCTGCCGCTTCCTGCGACAAAATAACGGTTTGTTCCTGGCTGAACTCGCTCAAAGGTGACTCCAGTGTCAGTGTTGCAAAGCATGTCAGTGTTTGCTGGATCATCTAAATCAGCACCGCCAATCTCGTTGTGTTCGACAAGCCCGATGCTTGAAACGATCATTTGACGAATACGCTCATACTCTGTGGATTGCAGGCAATGCTTTAAATCCTCAAGCGCGTGCGTAAAGCTCGGCAATCCGCGCCCTTGCTCCTGCCATTCAGGGTTAAAGCCGTGAATGATTTTGTATGCTGGAAAATCCTCATATTCCGTGGCTTGCGTGCCAGTGCTGATTCGGTATGCAATCGGTCTGCCAGCTTTGTTGTAAATAACGCCATCGCGAATGACTGCGCCTTTGTAGGCGCCATCCTTTAGCTCTTGCCCGTCCGCTGCGTTTTTGCTCCAACATTGGTGATACGGGATCGACTGGAACTGTGGAAACGTCCCGCTTGAATCATAGGTCAAAAGCGTAAAATCCCCGCCGTCTCGATCCATGGCGATGGATGTCAAACGCAAGTCAGTTTGCCAATCATACATCCCGCCGCGGATGTCGCTGTTAGGATAAAGCACGTTTATCAGGTATTGCGTGGCAGCGTTGCCAGCGTCACGATCCGCGCCTGTGTAAGTTGGAAGCCATGCTTCGCCAACGCTGTAATCAGCTTTCTGATTGATTGCTGCCCTCGGCACGCCCATGTTGGTGTATAACCGGCGCGACAATGCCGCCAAGGTTCGGCGGTCATTCATCGGGATTAACTTGTCAATGTCACCATCTCGATTTTCGTATTGTGGCGAGCGGCGAACGTCACGCGTAGCAGCGTGCGCAAATTTTACAGTTTGTCCATATTGGTCAACGATCATTGGAAAAATACACGGGTTCGGGTTGTGGATGTGAAGCCGTTGTCATAATGCCAAACGACTCGCTCCAAAAGTGCCAGTCGGTCAGCTTTGGAAATAGTCGTTGACTGTGAGAAGGTTTGACCGTTGACAGTTGCGCTAGTCAACTCTTTGCCAGCGTCCGAGGATGTGGCAACTTCAAGCGCAATCGTGGCATATTCGTCACGGATTGTCTGCATAGCTGTCGCGTTGGTTCGCGTAGCCTTTGCGACCGTTAATGCTAGCCGAGCAAGATTCATGCGCGTATTGCGTGACTGAATTTGCTTGCGTCAAGTATTTTTTTCGGCTAATTCATTCACCCTTGAAAACGCCGCGAACGTAAGCAACTGCTACGTTGTAATACAAGCAATCCCAAAGGTGGTTATTTCGATTCAGCGTTTTCCAGAACTGTGTGACGTTGCCTTTTCCGTCTGTTGTCTCAGCTCTGACCTCTGCCTTCAGGTGATTGCGGAAGTTGTCACTGACATCAATCGGCAGCTCAATTCTGCCAGCGTTGAGCAATCCATCGGTGTCGTCTTTGAATCGTTTCGATGAGACGAAGAAGTAGCGAACGATCTGCTTGCTCTTAGTCATCATGCGCCCATATTTCGAGTAAGCCTTGGCAACTTGCTTCCCGTCCTGCGTCTGGTGAGTGAACTCTAGCTTGTCACTTCCACGAATGCCAGTCCAGCCGTTGCGCTCAATCATGGCAAGAACATCGAGGTTCTCCGTGTCCCATGAGATGTCAACAAAAACGTTGCTTGCTGCAATTCCAGCTTTGTCCTGCACAGCTTTGAGCTTTGACTCGCTGTCAATGTAACCCTCGGAAAGAACCTTGCATTTTGCATCTTTAGTCCATGCCGCGCCAATGTGCCAGTAATGCCCTTTGCCACAGTCAATAGTCATGTAGCGTCCATGCTCGTTTTCGATTGGTGTTGCGCTTAGTTCCTCTTTTGAAAAGTCACCGATGGCTATTTCCTTTTTGTCTGGCACAAAGTTTTCATCCCAAAACTCTGCAAAGTCTTTTTGCCGCAATTGCTTCCACGGTTCAATCCGCCCATTGTTGAGCTGATCCTTTGCGTCGAGAATCCTGCCGACGACCTCGCTATATGAAACCCACCACATAGTGAGCCGTGTCACTCCGTGGATGTAAACCATTCGTGGATTACTGCCGATGCGCTCTAAAATGTAAGTGCTGGAATCACACAATGCGCGTCGATCCTGAATGCTGTCTTTGTGAATGTGTCCGCAGTTTGGGCATTGAATCCGCGCTGTGTCACACGTTGCTTGCCGATCAAGTTCACCGTCTTTTTTTACAATGTCATATTTCAGATTTGCATCGCTCCAATCGTGGTAGTTCCCGCATCCCTGACATGCCCACTTGTAAATGTATTCCGTGGCAATCTCGCGCTTTCTAAATCCTTCTTTGTGCTTGTAACCGCCCTGCGAAACGAAAAACGCTTTTCGATTCCATCGCTCATGGTGCCGCGCCAATGCTTCTTTTATTAATCCATCATCCCATCGCCAATCCTCGTCGCCGAAAACATAGCGAACTGACACCTCTTGGAAGTTTGTGAGGTTCGCGCCCACGAATTGCATCGCCATGTGAGGCCAGATGATCTCCGTTTTGCGCGAGCTGTGCCGATCCTCGGGCCATAAACTTTCAAGTGATTTACACCTTTTTAATGCTGGCAACAATCGAGACTCTGCCCAAAACTTCGCCTTGTCGTTTGCCTGCGATGCGTAAAGCAAATTCCCTGCATCCTCGCTTACAATGTAGCAAAATAACGCTTCTGCCATTGTTGATTTTCCGCTGCCTGTTGGCATGGTAACGTAAACCTCTTGCACGTCATGGTTGCGGATCTGCTCCATCGGAAATCTCCACCAGGGGAATTGATCGATGTCAAATTTCGATGAGCGTTCTGATCCGACAATATGCACGTTTTGAGCGCACCAATCGGCAACTTGTAAATCTGATGGCGGTCTGACCGCTCGGCAAAATGCGTCACTCATTTTCCATTGCTGCTTTTAGTTTTTCCCTGCGCTCCCAAAACTCGCTTTGCTGGTCGGCTAGCGTCTCGAGAAAGTCTCGATCCCGTTCGTCGAGGATTGCGGCAATCTGGTTTGCGCTCAGTCCCTCCAAAATAGGTGGCAACTCGGATCTGCGCTTCATGGTCGCTGCCCTGACTGCCGCGCCAATTTTAGCGTCTCGCGTGTCAATCTCTGCGATCCTGACAACTTCCATTTTCTCCTCAGCGAGTTTCAATTCTGCCAGCCCTGCTTGCGCTGCTTCCTTGCGTGCTTTGGATTCGTCAATGTCTGGGACTCCTTCAAAACTGACAACATCCTTTTTCTTTTCGCGCAGCTTGGCAACGTAAGCTTTGACCGACTCGATCAAGTCTGCCTTGCCTGTTTTTGTCTTTCTGACTACGCCCTCAGAATGCAATTGCGTGACCCTCGCCACCGACAAACCGAACATTTCTGCCAGTTCTGACATTGTGCATTCGTGTGTGTCCTTCGGTATGTGTTTTCCTGCCATGGTTTTTAAGAGCTTATTGCAAAATTTATGCATTTATACTGCCCGTGAGACGCAGCGCATGGGGCATTTCAAAACCGTAAAAGATTCCTTAGACCCCCATACATGCTTAATTGGTTGCGCATAAAAGTAATTGCATTTGTGGTTCTGTCAATTTGTCAGATTTCATGATATTGTCTTTTGCAATTAAAGGTTGCATGTTTGTCCAATGCCAACATTGTTTGATTTGTCGCAAGTCTGAATGATCAAAAGCTGCGCAAGGAATGATGTGGTCAACATGCCAATGAGTTCCGTAATTGTCCCATGTCATCCCGTTATTAAATTTACTTTCAAGATGTTTTGCGAATTCTTTCGTCGTGCATCCGAGTATTGATGATTTAGAAAAAGACCCTCCTTTTTTGACCGTCTTCATTATTTGCTTCAATCTCGTTCTCATATTATCCTTTGCTTTCTTTTGTGGTGAATAACTCATTCTGGATTTAGTCCAAAGAGCAGACCAATCAGGATAAATGGATTTTCTATTGTGAATTATTACATCTGTATAGCAAGCTCTTTTGTAGTATGACTCAGCAGAATAATACGACTGGTCTTTTCTTTTTGCTTTTTCCTTATACCACAAAGAACTCCAATCAGGAAATTTGACGTTTGACCTGACATCAATCATCCATTCTTTGTGAAAAATGGATATTTGAGATTTTAATGATGCTCGATTCATTGCTTGCCATCCTCGTGTGTGCGGCTTTTTAGTTTTTATGCCATAATTGCCCCATTGCTTCCCGATAGACGTTGCACTAATGCGCAAAATGACTCCAGACTGTTTCGTGGTTAATCCCAATGATGCATGGCATTTTGAGCAGTTAAACCAACGATCAATTTGAAATAATTGAAAGCATTTAATGGAGCAAAAACGATTTGCCTTTTTGCTTTCGGTAATGAAGCATTTTCCGCATTTTTCACAAGGTTTAGCATTTGACCAATCGGGAAAATTGGTGTGAGCGTTAATTTCAAAAGCTAGCCAATGCTGCTTCATTATTTGGTTCTCTCTACCTTGCCACCATTTTTTTTCTTTAAGGATCTTACCAGCCTTGCCTTCTCTAGATTCTTCCTTGTTGCATCTTTCTTGGCTTGGCTTGTCGAACTGCCGCCCTTCCTGCTGAATTCTTCGTGAGTCATAAGTTGTTTTGGTCATGGCGCAATTGTAACCGCTTATTGATTGTGTCAATGATTTTTTTCTATCCTCTTAAACCCAACTAACTTGCATTTATAATTACCGACTAAGGGTAAAGGGTTTATCGCGCTCGCAATCATTTTTATCTTTTTGTCTTGACGGGTTTTTGGTGTTTTGTATAATTGAATTACGTTACTTGTTATTTAGTTACGTTTACATCTTTCGATTCCGCATTGATTCTCGGCTTGGTGCTGCCATATGGCTCGCGAATGATGCCCCGATGATCCTCAAATGCTCGCAATGCCTCTTGCATCTCGCGTCTGCCGATGAACTCGTGAGCGATCAATTGCCGCCCGACTTTCTCCTTAGCCCAGCCGAGCGGTTTGCGTTTCTTGGTTGCCATGCGCTGACAATTGCAATTTGATTGCGTTATGTCAATAGCAAAAAAAGCACCGCCCGTGTGAGCGATGCCTTGTAATGTTTTAAGCGTTTGTTTTAATTCGCCCCTAGCCCCGCGCCTGAACATTGCGAGGTCTAGAGGCATTAGTTCCCGTCAGCCACTCAGCTGGGAGATTGTTAGCGCGGTTTTTGCCGCATCGTATGCTTTGATCATGGCGCGCGCTTGTTCGATTTTGCGGC